TAGCATACCAAAATACCAGATAAGTGCGGCCAGTATTAGGATTTCCAGTAGACTGGTCATAAATGATACGCCTGTTGAAGGGGACATACTTCTGGAATATCTTCTTTGTCTTGCGTGTGTCGTTCGCCGTCGATTGCGCATCGAGAGTGAACTTCCAACGATGTAGGACGTGGAAAAGATCTGTGTTTATTTTCAAAAGATGTAATTTTTGATTGGACATTCCACCAGTTCCCGAAGAGTTCCCGTTGAAATCTTGCACACGATCATCAGAACATTCCCTGAAGAAGTCGTTTACCAAGACTGCCGTAGACAAGTTCTGTGAAGGAACTTTCGAAGTTACAACGGCTACATGTACCATAATTGGTTCCGTCATTGTTCCGGAATCGGTTTCAAACATTTTTTGAATCCGCCACCCACGAATGTTTACCATGTGTGATTGTCGCTCGTCATGCCGATAATCAGTCGCGTTACGGTTTAAATTAGTCAATTCAAATATGTGTAACGTTCTGTCATTTTTATCGACACGTGTGGTATCATCGATAACGTCGCTTTTAATTGGGAGTCGCGCGCGTGGATGGTAAGCAATGCGCCTCCGTTTCCGTTGCCGGATTCTTGCCCTTCGAATCCGTGAACCGATTCTGTATGCACCGTACCCAGCTACTGCAGCAGCACCGACTGCACCAGCAGCATACAAGCCTCGTCGAGCCAAACCTCGATAGACTACTCTCCTCATAACTTTGCGTCTGACGGCTCTGCCACCCGCCGCTACAAACCTGCGTTTTCCGAGAAACGTTCGAACTATCGCCATGACTATCTTCTCGTGTCGCACCGATGCTATCAACTACTTCCTTGAGTGGTCGGAGTATTCGTTTGAACAAGGACGTTATGTTTTGGATCAAGTTCAAAAAACGCAATTTGGTATACCTGAATGGTTGTATTATCCTGAACGTTGTGATTTGACTAAAGTCAAAAATGAACTTTATGCTCGTTTTGGGTCACCTACTAACCTCGTCGTAACTCCGGTAAGCAAACCAAAGTGAGCTGGCTAGTATTACCCAGCTCACCTCTTCTCACCTCCTCATAATTTTTATCATGGCTCAATCTCGTCGCTGGTGCTTTACTCTTAACAACTACACAGCCGAGGAGGAACAACGGCTACATCAGCTCGGCCAGCGAGTCATCTACCTCGTCGTCGGAAGGGAACTTTCGGACACCGGAACCCCACATCTTCAGGGGTTCGTCATTTTTAACACAAGACTCCGCCCCCGGAGCGTTAAATCTGAACTTGGCAACCGATGCCACATCGAAGTTACCCGAGGTTCATCTCCCCAAGCCGCGACCTATTGTAAGAAAGAGGGCGACTATTTTGAACATGGGACTTGTCCGACGCAAGGAAAACGAACCGACCTTGAGGAGTTCATCGAATATTGCAAGGAGCTCTCGTCCGTCCCTTCCCGTAAGGAACTTGCTCAAAGATTTCCAAGCCTGTACCTCCGATTCCAGCGACTACACGAACTCGCAGCCTTACACGCCCCCACGATTCAACTCGTTGATGGAGACCCAAACCCAGGTTGGCAGTCCGACCTCGTCTCTCGAGTCCTGAACGAGGATGCACATCCCCGGGAGGTCGAATTCCTGGTAGATCCCGAAGGTAATAAAGGAAAAACGTGGATCGGATCATATCTGTTAACAAAGAATCCAGACTCAGTTCAAATCCTTGGTGTTGGTAAAGAATCGGACATGTGTTTTGCGATTGACGAAACTAAACATATTTTTATTGTCGACGTTCCCCGTTCTAAGATGGAGTATCTACAATATTCAGTTCTGGAGATGTTGAAGAATCGTACCGTGTTTTCTTCGAAGTATGAAAGTCGTCTCAAAATGCTATCTAAGTGTCCTCATGTCGTAGTGTTCTGTAACGAGGATCCGGATATCTCTAAACTTAGTGAAGATCGTTTTAAAATAACTCGAATTTAATGTTAATGTGAACCTAACGGCGCTTGGCGCCCAACGTTAATCAGCCGAGGCTACATTTCGCAAAGGCGTTGGCGCTTGGCGCCGCCTTTGACGACAAAGTGATCTGGCTGAGCTTGATGCTCCTGCCAGCCATACACGACCCTATCCTTGTGCTCTCCGCCCCCGGCGGCTACCCCTTAACGGTCATCTTTAGCATCATTGAAGAATGCGCAAATATGTTGTGAATGAACAATTCGTTTAACCGGTGCCGTGCCAGCTCCCGAATAGTTAGCATACCAAAATACCAGATAAGTGCGGCCAGTATTAGGATTTCCAGTAGACTGGTCATAAATGATACGCCTGTTG